AGTATGGTCATAACTATTCAGCCGCTGCTCGTAAATCTTTTAAAGCAAGACACAAATGTGGAACTGCTAAAAGTAAACTAACAGCAAGATACTGGTCCTGTAAAAACTTATGGGGTGGTAAAGGAGGATCAACAAAGTCTAACCCTTCAGGTGTTAGAGGTAAATACTAATAACAAACAAAACTATCATGGCTTACAATCAAAAAAACAGTCCCTTTAAACAAACAACCCTTAAAGGTACTCTAAAAGGCGTAGCGAAAGATGCAGCAATTTTGGCGCTTGGGGGACCAATTCCATTCGCTACAAAAACGGCAACTGACGCTTACAAAAAATTTAAAAGTAATAGTCAAAACAAACCTAGTGAGAAGTTTCTTCCTTCAATGGTTTCTACAAAACAAAAGTCAACTGGTTCTAAACAAACAGCTTTAGACAAAATTAGAAACACCCCTGACCTTTCTACAGGAAAAACTAAAACAAAAACAGTAGAAATAGGTAAAAGACCTAAGCGTAGTCTTAAAGAAGCGTATGACATTGCTCTTACAAAGGGCTACCGTAAGAAAAGCGAAAGTTTTGCGGACTATTCAAAAAGAGCAAAAGCGGATCCGTTGTACGGAAAAAGCGGAAGTAAAGGGTTTAAAGTAACAGCAGCAGGTGATGATGTTGTTTCTCCTTACAAGCCAGGTACTAAAGTATCTACTCTTAAAGACAAAGAAGCTAAAGAGTATGCGGCTAAAACAAAAAAGCTAAACAAAAAGGCTTCAGAAATCCGTAAAAGCAGAAAGGTAATTAATCAAGCAGCAAAGAACAAACCTAAGGTAGCAGAGATTAAGACTGAGCCGGCGAAAATTAATACACCTAAGAAAACAACAAAGGTAACGGTAAGCCGTAGAGATCAAAGAAGATTAGACAAGCAAGCTAAGCGAGAAGCTAGAATTGCTGAAACTAGAAAGAAAGGAAAAGCAGCTTTAGCCGGAGGGGATACTCAAAAAGCAAACAGATTAAGAAGAAAGCAAGCTAGAATCGAAGGTAGAATCGCTAAGACAAATAAAAAATTGCGCGAGTCAGCTGGTATTAAAACAAAAAAAGGTACTTATAACTTCGCAGAAGGAACAGGTCCTAAAACTAGCAAGTTTGATAAAACTAAAAACGCAGGAGATAAGCCTAAGACGAAAGTGAAAGCAAGAAGACGTGCGGCAAAGGGATCTACTAGAGCAACACTTAGAAAGTAATATATGAGCTTTTTTGCAAAACTATTAGGTTCAGGCACTAAAGGCTTAGGTGATTTAGCAAAGGATATTAGAGAAGCTATAAAAGGCAAAGAGCTAGATCCTAAAGTTCAGATCGAAACCGCGGCTAAATTAGTTGAACTACAAACAAAAATAAACGAAGCAGAAGCAGGGCACAGGACCTTGTTCGTCGCAGGATGGAGGCCTTTTATCGGTTGGGTCTGCGGTACTGCTTTATTGTATAACTTCATACTACGGGATTTGCTTATATTTGCGAATCCCAATTGGAGTGAACTACCGGCATTACAAATGCAAGAATTGTTTTCAATCTTGTTTGGTATGTTAGGATTAGGAGGATTAAGAACATTTGAAAAGAAAAATAAAATAGCAAAATAAATGGCAGCAGGAATAGGATTAGGAATAAGTATGGGCTGGACGTATGCTAAAAAAGGCTTTAGCGCAGTTATACAGGGTTTGTTTGCGATTTTAGAAGCTAGATCTACTTTTTTTGAAAATGCGAACAACTCAAAGTTAGGTGTTCAAGAACTAGAAACCGCAGGTTTGCTTGACAAGGCTAGTATTATACTTACCCCTACGGGTTATAGTGATTCCGTTATCCATAACGTAAAGCCAAGTTCAACGCCTTTTGGCGACATGGCACTCGTTAAGAACGGGACTTGCACTAGGGTTAATAAAGACGGTCTCGTTGAAACAGTAGCATCTGACGTTCCTAGGATAGATTACTCGAAAGGAGAAGGCGCGATATTATGTGAAACTTCTTCAGTAAACCAAATACGATATAGCGAAGACTTTTCAAACGCTCTTTGGACAAAGGCAGCAATTAGCTTGACCTCTTCTACAGGTACAAACCCTAAAGGAGTAAGTCAAACACTTTACACAATTACTAGGCAAGCTGCTGCAGGAGATGGCTTGTTTGCCTCTCTTGCTTCGTCAGCTACTGGTAACGGTGTAGGAATGTCTTTATGGATTAGAAGAGTTTCAGGTCCCGGTAGTACGGGTGAAGTTTGGCTAGGTAGAGAACCACAAACTACTCCTTTAACGCCAAGCGAAGGAGAGCTAGTTGATGTTGGTTCTGATTGGCAAAGAATTGAGTATAAATCAACAGGTTACACTGGGACATCCAAAATGTATATCAACCCTCAATATCTGCACAGCTTTCAAATATGGGGTGCGCAAACAGAAAAATCTGGAGGCGGACAACCAGGAAAAGTATCCAGCTACATTCCAACTACTGCAACGGCGGTTACAAGAAATAGAGATAACTACGCCAACGGAGGGGACTCTACGCTAATTGGGCAAACAGAAGGAGTGTTTTATTTTGAGGGAGCTTCGCTAACCGCGTGGTCTACAGGGCGAGCAATGGCTTTATCAGACGGCGGAGCAGCCAATAGAGTTGTTTTATTTTTTGACTACGCAGCTAACTCAATTAGAGCTTTGGTTAGAGACGGGAACAATAATCAAACACTTTTTACGGATGTTTTATTTGGTCAAACGAACTTTAATAAAATAGCAGTAAAATACAAATCAGGCGATATAGCTCTTTGGATAAACGGAACAGAAGTAGCTACATCAACAAATGCACTTTCGTTTACTAGCCCTTTAACCGAGCTAGCTTTTGATCAAGGTAACGGATCTGTCCACATGGACGGTTTTATTAAACAAGTTGCGGTATTTAAAGAAGCATTATCAGACGCGGAATTAGCTGCATTAACATCATAATATATGAGACTAAATATAGGTAAGTACGCTTTCAATTCAGAAAAGCAAGCGAAAAGCAAAATAAAAGCATTAGGCACACAGGCTACAGATGAAGGTGTAGAATATCCTACGCATCCGCATGTTGTTACGGAGCTAGGGATAGAGCGACTGTCTGAAGACATTTACAACGAGGAATGGGAACTATTGCACGAGGCTATTTATGGTACGGATTACTTAGTAGACGTTTTATGGGTTGACCTAGAAGAAGAAGAAGATGGAAGCACTAATCACCCCTATGGATGGGCTACTTACTCGGTTAACGTTTCAGACGAAGGTATACACAGCTTTCTAGGATTAAAATATCAAGAACTAAAAATAACAAATAACTAAACAAAAATGGGACAATTCCAAAATCAACCAGATTTCGCAACAAAAGCAGAAGCTTTAACGTCTTTGCCTTATACTCCTGAAGAGCCATCGGCTATTTACATAGGAGAAAAAACAGATACAGCAGCAGACGCCTCTATTACAGTTATCATGCCAGGGAGCACTACTCAAGTAGTGTTTAAAAATGTTACCACAGGTTTCTTACCGGTAGTAGCTGCAACTGTACATGCTTCTACAAACATAAATCAAAACAGTATCGTACTGGTTAGATAAACTTTTATCTACAAACAATTTAATTAAATAAGTAAAATGAGTAATTTAATAAGAAAGATAAGTATCGGCAAAGACTACAAAGTTGATGCGATGCACTACTCTGTAGGCCAAGAGGTTTATGGAGGTCACACAATAAAGCATATTGTAGAGGAAGAAGATAAGTATTCTATATTTATAGAGAAAAAAGGAGACTTAATACCCTGGAAAGATTTTAACAAAAATATGGGTATTGCTATTGAGTATAATATAGAGTACTAATGAAAGGTGTGTTTAATTTTATTGTGTCACCTAAAGATGGTAGATACGATAGCTCGAAAGAGATAGACGGCAAAACACTTATTTTAAATACAGAAATGCAAAACCACAATTTTGTGAGTAGAGTTGGTGTCATAGAAGGACTACCTGCTTACGATACGATGGGATTGGAGATAGGCGATGAAGTAATAGTGCATCACAATGTATTTAGAAGATTTAGAGACATACGCGGAAAAGAAAAGAATAGCTCTAGTTACTACGAAGAAGATTTATACTTTGTACAACCGGATCAAATCTTTGCTTATAAAAGAGAAAAGCAATGGACGCCTTTAGATGGATTTAACTTTGTTAAGCCGATTAAAGACGATTCATTTTTATCTAATGCTAAAGAAAAACCTTTAGTAGGAGTAATGAAGCATAAAGATCCTAAGCTTGTTTTTTTAAAAAGAAATGACTTAGTAGGTTTTAAACCTTCAAGCGAATACGAATTTATTATAGAGGGCGAACGTTTATACAGAGTACCCACCAATTCAATTACAATTAAATATGAATACAAAGGAAACGAAGAAGAATATAATCCAAGCTGGGCAGAAGGCAGTTGAAGAATTAATAAAGGTAGCAAAAGAAGCTATTGTAGATTCCGAAGACGATTTGTCAGCGGATAAGTTAAAGAACGCTGCAGCAACAAAGAAGCTAGCTATATTCGATGCTTTCGAAATACTATCTAGGATAGAAGAGGAAGAGGAAAGACTTAACGAAAAACCTAAAAACGTAAAGAAAGAAGAAAAAACGTTTAAGGGTTTTGCAGAAGGAAGGTCTAAGTAATCATGTACAAGCAAACATTATATAAAATAGAGAACGACTACATTAAGCCTAAAGTGCTTAAGAGAATGAATCGTTACAAAAAATGGGAATATGGTTACAATGCTGAGCATGATATCGTGGTTATTAGTAAAACTGGAGAGATTGGAGAAATTTATGATATCCAGAATCTTAAAATCGCTTTACCTAAAGCAACAAAGAACATACATAAACGCTCAGATAAAAAAGATGAGCAGTTCTGGGAGGCTGCGGAATATCCAAAAGAATTAAGCAAAATAAAAAGCGTATTTGATTGGGAAAAATACCCGTCAGACTTTAAAGAAAAATGGTACGATTATATCGACCAAGAGTTTAACTATAGAGAAGAAGGGTTTTGGTTTTACAACAATGGTAAACCTACATATGTAACAGGTACGCATTATATGTACCTTCAGTGGACTAAAATTGACGTAGGTCATCCTGACTTTAGAGAGTCGAACAGATTGTTCTTTATATTTTGGGAAGCTTGTAAAGCAGATAAAAGAAGTTATGGTATGTGCTATTTAAAGAATAGACGTTCTGGGTTTTCTTTTATGTCGTCTGCAGAAACAACTCACCAAGCAACAATGTCTAGTGATGCTCGTTTTGGTATACTATCAAAGTCAGGAGCAGATGCTAAAAAAATGTTTACAGATAAAGTTGTACCGATTTCTATAAACTACCCTTTCTTTTTTAAACCCATACAAGATGGTATGGATAGACCGAAAACTGAGTTAGCGTATAGAATACCGGCAAGTAAGTTAACTAGAAAGAAGTTGGACTCAAATGAACAGCTTGAAGAACTTGTAGGGTTAGATACTACAATTGACTGGAAGAACACAGGGGACAACAGTTATGATGGAGAAAAATTAAAACTACTAGTACACGATGAAAGTGGAAAATGGGAAAAGCCAGATAATATTTTAAATAACTGGCGAGTTACAAAGACCTGTTTAAGGCTAGGTAGCAAAGTGATCGGTAAGTGTATGATGGGATCAACATCAAACGCTTTAGAAAAAGGTGGAGCTAACTTTAAAAAACTATACGATAATTCGGATGTTAAGAAAAGAAACCGCAACGGACAAACTGGCTCAGGACTATATTCTTTGTTCATACCTATGGAATGGAACTACGAGGGATACATTGACACTTATGGGTTACCTGTATTCGATACGCCAAAAGAACCTGTCAAAGGAGTTGATGGAGAGTTAATAGACATGGGTGTTATAGAACACTGGGAAAATGAAGTTGATGGACTAAAGAGTGATCAAGATGGTTTAAACGAATTCTATAGACAATTTCCTCGAACAGAGAAGCATGCGTTTAGAGACCAAACTAAAGATAGTATATTTAATTTAGTAAAAATATACGAACAAATTGATTATAACGAAGATTTACGTAATACTAATATAGTTACAACAGGTAGTTTTCAATGGGAAAACGGTGTTAAAGACACAAAAGTTATATTTATGCCTAACCCTAGCGGTAGGTTTAAAGTATCTTGGGTACCTGGTTCAACTATACAAAACAGGCAAATTAAAAAGAACGGAGTAAGATACCCAGGCAATGAACATATGGGTGCGTTTGGTTGTGATAGTTATGATATATCAGGAACCACAGATGGTAAAGGATCCAAAGGAGCATTACACGGACTGACAAAGTTTAGTATGGAAGACGCTCCTCCTAATTCGTTTTTCTTAGAATATGTAGCAAGACCTCAGACCGCTGAAATGTTTTTTGAAGATGTATTAATGGCTTGCGTATTTTACGGTATGCCTATACTTTGTGAGAACAATAAGCCTAGGTTACTATATCATTTCAAAAGAAGAGGATATAGAGGCTACTCAATGACAAGACCGGATAAGCTTTGGAATAAGCTATCTGTTACCGAAAAAGAAATAGGTGGTATACCTAACTCGAGCGAAGATATAAAGCAGGCTCACGCAGCCGCTATAGAAACCTACATACAACAATACGTAGGATACAAAGGAGACGAAGGTTATGGCGATATGTATTTTAATGAAACGCTAAACGACTGGAGTAAGTTTGACATAACAAAAAGAACAAAGTTTGATGCCTCTATAAGTTCTGGTCTTGCAATAATGGCCTGCAACAAAAACCTATATAGACCAAGCGCAGAAAGACAAAAGCAAAAGCTTAATATTAGCTTTACTAAGTATAACAATAATGGAGGAATTTCAGAAATAATAAAATAAAGCATGGCTGATTCAATTACAAAAAGTTTTTTCCCAAGTCAAGTAGCTAGCGATCAAGAGAAGATCTCTGACGAATATGGCTTAAGAGTTGGTAAAGCTATTCAAGACGAATGGTTTAACACTAATTCAGGAAATACTAGATTTAGAAGTAATCAAAATACGTTTCACAATCTAAGGCTTTATGCTAGAGGAGAACAAGGTGTTCAGAAGTACAAAGACGAATTATCTATTAATGGTGATTTATCTTACTTAAACATAGACTGGAAGCCTGTTCCGATTATACCTAAGTTTGTAGATATTGTTGTTAACGGTATATCTGATAGAACTTTTGATATTAAAGTTTATTCTCAAGACCCTTACGGAGTCAGCAAGAGAACCGAGTACATGGAATCTATTATAAGAGATATACAGACTCAAGAACTAAATGAATTTGCTGCAGAAAACTTTGGAGTAAATTTATTTGAAAACCCACCAGAGCAATTACCTGACTCTAAAGAGGAGTTGGAGGTACACATGCAACTATCGTACAAGCAAGGAGTAGAGATTGCAGAAGAGCAAGCTATAACTACAATACTCGAAAGCAATAATTACGACTTATTAAAAAGAAGAGTAAACTACGACTTAGTAACTTTAGGTATTGGAGCTACAGTAAGTAGATTCTCAAAATCAGAAGGAATTGTAGTAGACTACGTTGATCCAGCTAACCTAATATACTCATACACGGAATCACCTTACTTTGAGGATATATACTACGTAGGAGAAGTTAAGTTGGTACCTATCAACGAGATTAAAAAACAATTCCCTGAAATAACAGACGAAGAACTAGAAACTATATCTAGACAATCTTTCCAGAACAACGGTTTTTCTAATAGAACCATTTCCAACTACGACCAAAGCGATTCAAATACAGTTCAATTATTGTACTTTAATTATAAGACGTACATGAACGAAGTTTACAAAGTTAAAGAAACTGCTACAGGAGCTTCTAAAGTAATCGTTAGAGACGACCAATTTGATCCGCCTGTTGAATCGCTAGAAAAAGAATTCGGCAAGCTCTCGAGGTCTCTAGAGGTGCTCTACGAAGGAGTTATGGTTGTAGGAACGAATAAAATCCTTAAATGGGAGATGGCTAAGAACATGATGCGCCCTAAAAGCGACAATTCTAAAGTGTTACTAAACTACAATATTGTAGCGCCTAGAATGTATCAAGGTAAGATAGAATCATTAGTAAGCCGGATCACTGGTTTCGCCGATATGGTACAGCTTACACATTTAAAGCTACAGCAAGTATTATCTAGAATGGTTCCAGACGGGGTTTATTTAGACGCGGATGGTTTAGCTGAAATAGATTTAGGTAACGGCACAAGCTACAATCCACAAGAAGCTCTTAATATGTTCTTCCAAACAGGTTCTGTACTAGGTAGATCGTTTACTCAAGACGGTGATATGAATCCTGGCAAAATACCTATTCAAGAAATATCTACTGGAGCTGGCGGTGGGAAATTAGCCTCGCTTATACAGACTTACAACTATTACTTACAGATGATAAGGGACGTGACAGGTCTTAATGAAGCTAGAGACGGTTCTACGCCGGACTCGCGGGCTTTGGTTGGAGTACAGAAACTTGCAGCAGCAAATTCCAATACAGCAACTAGACATATATTAGACGGAGGATTATTCCTTACTAGAAGATTAGCAGAGTGCTTATCTTTAAGAATATCAGACGTATTAGAGTTCTCTCCTTCTAAAGATGCTTTTATCCAAAAGATAGGTGGTCACAACGTAGCTACTTTGTCTGAGATGGAAGAACTACACTTGCACGACTTCGGTATATTTATAGAGTTATCACCAGACGACACCGAAAGATCTATGCTAGAAAATAATATACAGACTGCATTGTCAGCAGGTCTTATTGATCTTGAAGACGCTATTGATATTAGAGAAGTTAAAAACTTAAAGCTAGCTAATCAAGTATTAAAAATTAGAAGAAAAAAGAAGCAAGAAAGAGATCAAGTTATGCAACAGCAGAACATACAAGCTCAAGCGAGCGCGAATGCTCAAGCGCAGCAAGTATCTGCTCAAGCAGAAGTTCAAAAGAACCAAGCGCTTACCCAGCAAAAAGCTCAGTTAATGCAAATGGAAAACCAGTTTGATATGCAGAAGCTGCAAGCAGAAGTGCAAGCTAAGAAAGATCTTATGGAAGTAGAATTTCAATATAACATGCAAATTAAGAATATTGAGGTTGAAGGTTCTAAATCTAAAGACTCTCAAAAAGAGGATAGAAAAGACGATAGAACTAAGCTGCAAGCATCGCAGCAAAGTGAATTAATAGAGCAAAGACAAAACAACTCAGGCCCAAAAAGCTTTGAGTCCTCAGGAAACGATATTGTAGGCGGAGGATTTGACTTAGGTTCCTTCGAGCCTAGGTAATATTAATAGTAGTAATTTTATAATATTTTATCATGGAAGAAAACCAACAAGAAAACATTGCTGAAGAGCAAGTTGAACAAAACGAAACTAGTAGTGGCGTAGCTCAAGCAGAAGACGGTACTATTAAGATTAATCTAGGAGAGCTGAATAAAGCACAAGAAGCTCAGCCAGAAGCAGAGGTTGAACAACCAGAAGCTACCGAGCAGCCTGCAGAAGAGCACGCGACTCCAGAAGAAGCAATTGCTACTTTAGAAGAAGTAATTGAAGAGGTTACAGAACCAGAAGTAGTTAACGAAGAAGTAGTTGAAAAAGAGCAACCTACAGAAACGCCTCAACCAACCGGTAGAGAATTACCTGAAGCTCTAGAAAAGTTAGCTGCCTTCATGGAAGAAACAGGGGGTTCTTTAGCAGATTACAACAAACTGAATGTGGACTACGACTCGCTAGACGAGAAGCAGTTGATGAGAGAATATTACGAAGATACTCATTCTCATTTAGATAAAGACGAAATAGATTTCTTATTAGAGGACAAGTTTGACTATGACGAAGACTTAGACGAAGAAAGAGATATTAAAAGAAAAAAACTTAAATGGAAACAAGAGCTAAACCAAGCTAAAAACCATTTAACTGACTTGAAGTCTAAGTACTATCAAGAAGTAAAATCTGGATCTAAATTAACACCAGAGCAAAAAGAAGCGGTTGACTTTTTCAATCGTTATAAAAAAGAAAGTAGAGAAGCTACCACTATAGCTGAACGAGAGGCCAATACGTTTCTAAGTAAAACCGATAAAGTATTTTCAGAAGATTTCAAAGGATTTGATTTCAATGTAGGAGATAAAAAATATAGGTTTAACGTGAAAAATCCGGTCGAGGTTAAGAATACCCAAAGTGACATCAACAACTTTGTCAAGAAGTTCTTGAACGAAAAGAATGAGATGTCAGACGCTAAGGGTTATCATAAATCGCTGTTTACAGCTATGAACGCAGACGCAGTAGCGCAACACTTTTATGAGCAAGGCAAAGCCGATGCAATTAAGGGAAGTATTTCTAAATCTAAGAATATTGATATGGATCCGAGAGGGGTTCATGAAAAAGTCAATATGTCTAATGGTTGGTCAATACGAGCGGTACCCAGTGAAAGCGCGGGAATTTCTAAACTTAAAATTAGAAAATAAATAATCATTAAAAACACAAATTATGGCATTTGAAACAAGCCCAACTACGTTGGCTAATTTATCACACTTAACTCCACGACCTGTTAAAGGTTTGTTTGGAGACAACTATTTGTCTGTAGGAGATATGGACTTTACACAACAATTTCTTCCTGAAGTATACGAAAAAGAAGTAGAGCGTTACGGTAACCGTACAATTGCTGGATTCTTGCGTATGGTCGGAGCGGAAATGCCTATGGCTTCTGATCAAGTTGTTTGGTCTGAGCAAGGAAGATTGCACATTTCTTTTGACGACATCGTTAAAACGGATGGAGACACTATTACTTTTGCTAGCGCGGATGACGCTAAACTTGTAGGAGTTGGAGCAACTGTAGTATTGTCTAAAGACTACAACACTGTAAAAGCTTACGTTTCCGCTAAGCCAACTGCAACTACTGCTACTGTTTTAGCTTATGGAGCTGCTACCATTGATGCTCTTGGAGCTGATGGAGCAACAGCCGTTAAGCTTTTCGTTTACGGTTCTGAGTACGCAAAAGGATCTAGCAACGCTGGAAACTCAATCGATGCTTCCTTCACAACTTTCAGCAACAAACCAATCATCCTGCGTGACAAGTACAGCGTAAATGGTTCTGACGTTGCTCAAATTGGATGGGTTGAAGTTACTTCTGAAGCTGGTACATCTGGATACCTTTGGTATTTGAAATCAGAGCACGAAGCTCGTATCCGTTTCGAGGATCAATTAGAAATGACAATGGTAGAGGCTGAAAAAGCAGACGGTGGAGCAGCAGCAGGAGCAACAGGTCCTTCTGGAGCTAACTCTGGAACCGAAGGCCTATTCTCTGCATTGAGCACAAGAGGTTTGGTATACAACGATCAAGACTTTGGAGGAGCTAATGGATTGGATGATTTCGATGCTATCCTTCAAGAATTGGACAAGCAAGGAGCAATTGAAGAAAACATGCTTTTCTTAAACCGTGCTACTTCTTTGGGTATGGATAACATGCTAGCTGCGCAAAACTCTTATGGAACTGGAGGAACATCCTTTGGTGTATTCGAGAACAGCGAAGATATGGCTTTGAATCTTGGTTTCTCAGGTTTCCGTAGAGGATCTTACGATTTCTACAAGACTGACTGGAAATACTTGAACGATTCAACAACTAGAGGATCTATTGCTGATATCGAAGGAGTTCTTGTACCAGCAGGTACATCGACTGTTTACGATCAATCACTTGGTCAAAACATCTCAAGACCTTTCTTGCACGTACGTTACCGAGCTTCTGAAGCTGATGACAGACGTTTGAAATCTTGGGTAACTGGATCTGTTGGAGGTAACTACACTTCTGATGCTGATGAAATGAATGTACATTTCCTTTCTGAAAGAGCATTGTGTGTACAAGCAGCTAATAACTTCGTATTGTTGAAAGCAACTTCATAATACTCAAGTAGTAAATTACTGTAATTTTTACCCTCGTTTTATCGACGGGGGTAACTATTACTTTTTTAAAATTATTTAATTATATTATATCATGGCAAAACAACAAGCAACTAAAAAAGCGGAGGCAGCGCCTCAACCAAAAGCAACTGCAGCAAAACCAGCTCCAGTTCAAACAAAACAAGTAGAACCTAAGAAACCTACTTGGGAAATTAAGGATAGATTATATACTTTAAAAGGTAACAAAAAGCCATTAGTATATACTATTCCATCAAAACATTCAGCAAGAAAACCATTATTGTGGTTTGATGAAGAGAAAGGATACCAAAGAGAAATTAAGTACGCAACCAACCAGCCTTCTGTATTTGTAGATGAGCAAAAAGGTGTAGCTACTTTAGGTAGAATTGTTATAAGAGACGGTGCTTTGCGCGTCCCCAAAGAACAACAAGTTCTTCAAAAACTTTTATCTTTGTATCACCCAATGAAGGATCGTACTTACGAAGAATACAATCCTGTGCAAGAAGCTACAGACGAAGTATCGTGGATTGAAGCAGAACTAGAGGCTATGAACGCAGCAAAAGCGATGTCTTTAGAAGAAGCAGAAGCAGTACTAAGAGTAGAGTACGGTAGTGACGTAAGTAACAGCACTTCTAGCGAGCTTAAAAGAGATATACTTGTATTCGCTAAAAGAAAACCTTTATTGTTCTTAGAATTAGCCAGTGACGATAACGTGATGCTACGTAACTTTGGAATCAAAGCTGCTGAAGCAGGTGTCGTTAAACTATCTAATGACCAAAGAACTTTCTTTTATGGAGATGGCAACAGAAAACTTATGACTGTACCATTTGACGAGCACCCTTATAGTGCATTAGCTTCCTTCTTTAAAACAGATGAAGGCATGGAAGTATATAAGGCTATTGAAAAAAGATTAAATTAGCCACCTTATAGTGATAGCCGCTGTAACAGGCGGCTTATCATTATAAAATAACAAAACATATGAGCGTAAATATAAACACTGTTTATCAAACAACACTTAGTCTACTCAATAAGGAACAAAGAGGGTATTTAACGCCTCAACAATTTAACTTGTTCGCTAATCAAGCGCAGTTAGACTTATTTGAGCAGTACTTTTATGACATTAACCAATTTGGTAGAGTATCTGGTAACAGTACAGAATACTCTGACATGCTCAACATACTAAACGAAAAAATAAGTCCTTTTGAAACGGTTAGCCCTACGCTATCGATTTTTGGAGCGGGACTTGTTTTACCTACAGACCTATATAGGCTAGGTACGGTAATAAAAGATGGAACAATAGAATGTGAAAGACTTGATCGTAAAGAGTTCTTGCAAGCTGCCCAGTCCCCTTTGGCTGCACCTACAGATACTAGGCCTGTGTATATACAGACGCCGGGTAGAATACAAGTGTACGGTAAAAACACAGTAACCCAATTAAACACGGGAATTACGTGTAATTATATTAAAAAACCAGCAATACCTATTTGGGGATATAATATTGTGTTTGGAGAAGCTTTGTATAACGCAGGTACCTCCACTGATTTTGAACTACACCCTTCAGAAGAAACAGAACTTGTTATAAAAATATTAGAGTTAGCAGGTATAGCAATAGAAGATATACAGCTTTACCAAATAGCAGCAGGAGAAGAATTAAAGAATACTCAACAAGAAAAAGCATAATAAATGGGACTATTACCAGATCAAACAGACCAGCAATACTACAACGGAAGCGACTTTGGTAATTACCAGTATGTTGACTTAAATTATGTTGTTAATAACTTTATAGTTTCTTACGTTGGAGAAGACAAGCTTATACCCAAAGTTAAAAGGACAGACATAGCGTTTCACGCTAACCGAGCTGTTCAAGAGTTTAGCTATGATACTTTCCCTATAGAAGAAGCTTTAGAAATAGAAGTTACTTCACAGCTTCATTTTGTTTTACCTAGAGACTATGTAAATTACGTAAAGATGTCGTGGACTGACGATCAAGGTGTGCAAAGAATAATATACCCTACTTCCAATACAAGTAATCCTAAAGCTATATTACAATCAGCTGCCGGCGATTACCTATACAATAATGACGGAGATTTAACATTTGCCTCAGAATCAGAAACACTTAGTAGATTTAAAACTGCCCCGAATGGACAGAGCAGTGATGAGCAAGACAATTTATACAAACATAATAGAGGATCTAGGTACGGGTTAAGTCCTGAGCAAGCTCAATCTAATGGAGTTTTTTACATAGATAGAATAGAAGGGGTCGTAAGATTCAGCTCTAACATGGTAGGAAAAATTGTAACTCTTAGCTATATATCAGATGGTGTAACTGGGGACAACCCTAAAATACCTAAACTAGCAGAAGAAGCTATATATAAGTACATAGCTTACGCGATACTATCATCAAGAGTAAGTACACCTGAATATGTCGTAGCTAGGTTTAAAAAAGAATCGTCTGCAGCGAGAAGAAACGCTAAAATAAGATTATCAAATATGAAGACCCTCGAGATTGCTCAGGTAATGAGAGGAAAGTCTAAGCAAATAAAACACTAGAATATGCCAGAAATAAATAACACGTTCGTCAGAGGTAAAATGAATCAAGATCTTGACGAAAGACTTGTTCCCTCTGGTGAGTATAGAGATGCAATTAATCTCGAAATATCTACATCGGAAGGCAGTAACGTAGGTTCTTTGCAAAACATACTAGGTAATGAAAAGAAAGTAAATAAATTTGTAGATCCTCAAACAGCTGTTGTTTCTACTTGGGCGACAGGAGGCATCGATAGCCTTACTAACCCTGTAGTAGTAGGTTCTTTTGTGGACAATACAAATGATAATATATACTGGTTTATTGCTTCTGACAATGTTAGCGCAATTGCAGAATTTGTTCAATCAAGCCAAGTGCTTAGACCTATACTTGTAGACACTCAAAATATACTTAATTTCAGCGAAGATTACTTGATAACAGGTATTAATGTTATTGAAGGTAATCTTTATTGGACCGATGATCAAACCGAACCTAAGACTATTAATATAGCTACATGGAGAGGCTATAATACAAAATCAAATTCCTTTCCTGAGGACTTTGACACACATACTCAGCTTTCTGGTAGAAATTTTGAAGAAGCTGATATTACGGTAATAAAAAAACAACCACTTTCCCCACCTACACTAACCTTACTAGATACTTTTAGACCAGGCAGTCAAAACTCATTTTCCTTCAATAGAAACTTCGGGGTAAGCGACGGCGCAGGAGGTTTTATACCTTTAGCACCAGGATCAGTTTTTACGTTAAATACACTAGACAACATTCTAGGTTTTAAGGTAGGAGATAATATCGAAGCTACTGACGAGCAATCAAATCCCACAAGCGGGGAGACGGGGACAGCTACTTTTACGGCTAAGTTTCAAGTAAAAAGCTTACCTTTTTATGACAGCGCTAATTCTCGCTATGAAGTAGAATGTATTATGGGCTCTTTCGATTTAGATAGCGGTGTTCTTTCAAACGACCTTTTGACTTATCAAGCCAATTTAGTCGAGCCTGATGGTATTTTTAAACTTGATTTTGTTAGATTTGCTTACCGTTATAAATTTAACAATAATCAATATTCACCTTTAGGTCCTTTTTCAGAGGTTGCCTTTAAACCTACTGGAGAATACGAATGGGATAGCTCGAAAGGGTTTAACTCTTCTATGGAGAATAGCGTTAAGACAATAGAGCTTTCAGACATTGAAGTTATCAATAACGTAAAAGAAATAGAGATTTTATACAAGAATGATTCTTCTAACGTTATATATTCTGTCGATACTGTAGAAAGAGGTGATATAGTAGCTGGTTATAAGTACGTGATAGATACGGAATTAATTTATGCTGTAATAGACAGCAATCAAATACTACGGCCTTGGGATAATGTTCCTAGGCTAGCAAAGGGACAAGAGATTATAGCTAATAGGTTAGTTTATGGAAACTACCTGCAAAACTTTAATGTTAGCAAAAACCAAGAAGTTGTAAACTTTTCTTTCTTAAACGAAGACCCGACAACCACAGAGTTAACCCCTACTAGCACTGTTAAATCCGCTAGAACTTACCAGGTGGGGATAGTGTACATGGATAAATACGGTAGGCAGTCACCTGTGTTTTCTTCTGCGGACTCAGCTATTGATATAGGCAAAGAATACAGTACAGCTAAGAACTCTTTGCAAGCTAAAGGGCCTGCTGTTGCAAACAAACCTGACTGGGCAACTCATTTTAAATACTTTGTAAAAGATTCTTCAAGTAGTTACTATAATTTAGCTATGGACAGATACTATATAGCTGAAGACGGAAACTTTTGGTTATCATTTCCATCCGCTGATAGAAACAAAGTAACAGAGGAAAGCTTTTTAGAGCTGAAGAAAGCGCATACATCTGACGATGCTGTTTTGGAAAAGGCTAAGTTTAAAGTGTTGGACATATCTAATGAAGCGCCAGATTTTATAAAAGAAAAAACCTATCAGATAGGGCAAGCAATCGAAGCAGGTACTTTTGACACGAGCAGTTACCCTGTCGCGGGAAGTATATTTATAGACATTGACGAAGATGCATGGAATGCCTCTACTGCTAAAGGAAGAGAATCTCAATCCGGAAATTACATAAGAGTAGTAGGCAACGGCAGGGCTACAAAGCTTATAAAAGTGACTAACATAGCTTTGTTCGGTGACAACTACAGGTTATTTTTAGATGAAAAACTGCCATTAGACGTAAGTGAAATAGTAGGTACAACAGGAAGCCCTGCTTCTGGAGCAGGAATTACTTTGTTCGTAAAGGAAATTGAAAATAGACCTGAATTTACCGGTAGATTTTTTGTAAAGCTCGACAGTCAAGATATAGCTAGGACGTATATAGCTGAAGAAGTTGACGAGATCTCAGCAAGCTCGTACGACAAAGTGGCGTCAGTAACCGATGCTGTATTAACCAGAGTAACTAATTCTAATCGATATGAATCTTGGAAATATGATATTGATTGGCCTAGGTGGTCTGCAGATGAGTCGTATGCTTACAAAATAAATAAAAGCGGACCAAGGAATGGTTTTGGAATACAGGCAGGCGAGAAAACAATAAGCATAAGTTACCACGGACAGCGACCGGGTTCTATAGGAAGTGGTGAAAGCGCTGCAGATGCTTCTTTTGTTTCAGCTTTAAAAACCCCTGGAACCAAGATATCTTTTAATGGTATTAATAGTGATAATACCGTATACACTATTTTGAGGTCTGACTTATATAGTATTAATAATTACGACAAAAGCTGGTCAGCAGACAGAAACTGGCCTAGTAATAAAAGATCTAGATTTGATTTAGTTTTAGACAAAGCGATAGAGGGTGACGGCGTTAATGATACTGATTTCCCCTTAAACTACGACGGCGATGGCAAGCAATCTACTAATACTTTTAGTATAAATATATTATCTAGCTTTATTTCCACTGACTCTTTCTCAAGCTCAAATCCAGCTATATTTGAAACAGAACCTGTAGAGCAAGCTGATCTAGATATATACTTTGAAGCTAGTAAAGCTTTCCCTATAAGTGAATTAAACGATTTAAAAACATTAGACTACTATAATGCGTTTTCCTTTGGTAACGGTGTAGAATCGAACAGAATTAGAGATGATTTTAATGCTCCTACTATAGCTAAAGGAGTTAAAGCTTCAGCAACACTATCAGAACCTTATCAGGAAGACAGATTATCCACAGGCCTAATATATAGTGGTATATTTAATTCCACATCAGGAACTAATGAGCTTAACCAGTTCATACAAGCATTACCTATAACAAAAAATTTAGACCCTGTCTATTCATCTATTCAAAAACTACATGCTAGAGATACAAACCTAGTTGTGTTCTGTGAAGATAAGGTACTCAGAGTATATGCTGATAAAGACGCTTTGTTCAATGCTGATGGTAATACAAACCTTGTTTCTACAAACAGAGTATTGGGTAATGCCGATGCCTTTGCGGGAGAATTTGGTATATCTAAAAATCCAGAATCTTTTGCTTCATATGGTTTTAGAGCTTACTTTACCGACAGCAACAGAGGCGTAGTGTGTAGGTTATCCAATAATGGCATAGAAGTTATATCTGACTATGGTATGGTTGATTTCTTTGCAGACAACTTAAGTAGCTCTTCTAATATTGTAGGTAGCTTTGACGATGACAAGTCCTCTTATAATGTGTCTGTTCGCAATCTTACTAGTGAGTGGCGGAACAAATTTAAAGGCTTTTCAAAGTCGCATGGCTCTAGCAGCTGGACGGAATACACTCCTAACGATACCGTATTATCTTTTAAAGAAAAAACTAACGGATGGGAAAGTAGAAAATCTTTTTCTAAATACGGAGGCGTTTCTTTAAACGATGTTTACTACACCTTTGAAGGAGGAGAAATATGGGAGCATAACATAGAAACAGTAGATAGAGGTAAATTTTATGGAGTGCACTTTGACAGTGCTGTAAAGTTTGTAGCTAATGACCTACCTGCTTCAGCTAAAAAGTTTAAAGCTTTAAACTATACAGGCACAAACTCTAAAGAATATAGATACCAGTTAAATGCCCAGTCACCTAAATTAAGCATTGCTCAGGTAATAGCTAGTGATATAACACCTACTATTGAGACAGTGCATAAAGAAGGCTGGTATGCTAAAAACTTAACGACTGACTTGCAAAGCGGTTTTATAAAAGAATTCGCTAATAAAGAAAACAAGTTCTTCCAAAAAATTACAGGCACTAAGACTTATTTTAATTCTTCTACGGACAATAATATAGACTCTAAAGAAATATCTGTTCAAGGGCTAGGACCTGCTTATAACATAGGAGGAGACTACATTACGAATACAGACATTAGTTTCTTTATGGATCCTACATGCTTCACTATAATACCATAAAACATGAGTGTAACAAACATTGAAAACTTTACTGTAACGCAAGCAGACTACCAAGGAGTAGTTGGAAATACCTTGTACGGGTACACTGGAGGTACAGTTGAACTAGTACTAACCCCTAATCAAGGCTACACTTTAACCGCTACTGATTTTAGTTGGGATGGAACACCTGGCAACGGCGTAACTGCTGTTAACTTTGTACAAGACGGAACTAATGTTAAATGTAATTTAACTATAGACCCTTCTTACACAATACCATCAGGAGGCATTAGCTTTCCTGTATGTGCATCTGGTAAAAGCGTATTAATACCTATAAATTTAACTCTTAACTTTTCTAACACTTTAACTAATGCTACTTCTAATGTAGCCGATGCAACGCTTGCTTTTTCAGGTAACAGAGGCGCCACAGGTAATGTACTAAACGTAACTTTAACAGCGGATGCAAATAATCGTTTTCCCTCTCCGCTTACTGATTCTGCTTTTTTTACAATAACCAACACAAACCCGAATAGTTCAGTTAATGACTCTGCGTTTACCGTTACTAAAACCTACGGGCAAGACGGTTCTGGCAACTTTAACAGCATGCAGGTAGTTGCTGCTTACACTTACCCGGCTACAGATGAAACTTTTAATTTCAATGTGTCTGGCTTAGCAGAGGCAATACCGGTAGCAACACCTTTGATTATTAATAATATTAGCGGTGATTTTTCAAGTGTAAACTGGAAAGGCACGACTCGCAATTACACAATACTTGGTACACCTGGAGCTACGTTTGATTACTCTCTTGATTCTGGAGGAACTAATTACGGCAGCGGAAGCGGTACCGTGGGCAGTTTAGGATATTTTTCCATTCCAGGCCTTACGTTCCCACAAAGAGCAGCTACGGGGTACTTGAATTTTAGCTTAAACATAACGGCTACAACAGTCAGCGGAGTCGCTACTACTTTAAATGCAGCCGCGTTTGGAGGGTCTACAACAACACACGATTTTACTATAGTACAAGCACCTCAAGATACTGTATTTATAACCAGAAATGTTAGAGTAGATGGAGCGCAATCAGGTGATCCAAATGATGAACTATCTATTGGCTGGATTGAAAACGAGGCAATACGTAAGGAAGCAAGACCTATGAGTAACACATTTAGTTCACCTGGGACGGTAATTACAATTTCAGATGTTTTTGAGGTACCTATTAATTATAACATTCTTACTAAAGTAAAATATACTCAACATTCTATTTCTAGCCCAGGAGCGTATTATATACAAGCCAATATTACCGGTATGTCTGCAGGTAACGGTGTATCAAATGCTACAGCTGCTAATAGCTCAGGAGCTACTGCTCTTGTCCAACCGTCTTGTACGAGCCCAGGAGCTGGAGCCGCTACCGCGGGAGTGATTAATTTAACAGCTAGCGCAAACGCAATACCGTAATACTAAATAAAAAAAATAAGAACATGGCAACAATGATATTAAGCTTTTTACAATCTGTGAATATAACAGCTCAACCTGGAGATATTGTATATTTTACCGATGATCCGGAAGGAGAAGTGATATACCCAATAGGACCTATAGCCAGTATAACAGATACAGGTGCACCTAATGTACGGAATAAAATAAACATAACTACAACACCTTCGTCTAATAGACCTACAACTAGTAGCTACTTTTTGTTTGCTAAAGATAACGAAGCTAACTCATCTTCACTGTTGGGGTACTATATGGACATTGAACTAAGAAACGATTCACCAAAGTACGCGGAAGTATTTTCTTCTGGTACAGAGTTCTTTGAGAGCAGTAAATAATACGTAATAATAACTTATACAAAACTTAATACACTATGATAGGAGCAATAAAAGGCTTAGCAGGCATAGCTGGTGGGCTTATAGGCCAAAAAGGCAGAAAAGCAGAGCTACGCGCTGCAAAACAAGAGTACGCTGAAAATAAGCAAAGACTTCAAGGTTTAGATACGTCTAATCCTTATATGAACATGGAGAATACCATGGAAGACCTGACTGTAAATACACAGCAAGCTGATTTTGTTGCTCAACAACAGCAACAAGGCTTAGCTAATACTATGACAGGTATGAGACAAGCGGCAGGGGGTAGCGGTATAGCGGCTTTAGCACAAGCAATGGCAGGGCAAAGTTCAGCAAATGCTCAACAAGCTTCAGCTAGTATTGGTCAACAAGAGGCTTCTAATCAAGCAGCAGAGCGGTCAATGGCTGGACAACTACAATCGCAAGAAAGACAAGGAGACTTGATATCAAGAGCTCAAGAGAAAGAAAAAACAGAAACACTGTTTGGCATGGCTCAGCAAAGAATGGGTGCAGCTCAAGCAGATGTAAATGCAGCAAGAGCATCTATAGCAGGGGGAATTGGTAATATCGTTGGTGACGTTGCAACAGGAGGACTTGGTGCGGCAGGTATAGCTAAAGATCTCGGAATGAAAATTGACGAAAATGGAAAAATGGTCCGTTAAAAATAAGTAATTAAAGCGTAAGAATATGGCAAGAGTAAATTTAATAGAAGGAGAGAGACTTGCAAGACAAGGTACGTTTATCGACTTGGCTAAAGCTGCAGAGCCTGCTTTCAAAGCGGCTGAATTAAAAATAGCAGAAAGAGAAGCAGAAACAGCTAGAGCTGAGCAAAGGACAGCTACATACTTAAGCAAAATGAAGTCTAACGTAGACCCAACTAAACTTTCCGACGAACAACAGAAAGCGGTGCAAAAATTTGCTGGAGAACAGAAGCAAAAATACTTAGACGCTGCAGTTGCTTTAGGAGGGTTAAAATCAACAGACCCTGGTTACATAGAGCAAGTTGACATTATGAACTCTGTTAATAGATCTTTTGAAAACTTAAATGCTAACATAAAAGGATATATTAAAGATAAAATTAATTATCACGAGGACTGGAAGGAGGGTCAAGTCTCAAAAGGAGACGCTTCTAGATACTCTAAAGCATCCGAAATATACGATCCTTCTACTGTTTTTAATTTATCAGAAAATGGCGGGATGTTTTTTGGAGAGGGTGAAGATTCTATAGATTATAGTGACTGGACTCCTCCTGCGCCACTTGCTCATACTCAAGCAACAACTATACTTAATTTGGCAAATAGCGCTCATGACAATTCCTTTAATAGCGGACGGGAAGTAACACCCGGTCAGCTAGAGGTTTACAGATCTCAGCTTGAAGAAAGTATTGGAGCAAACCCAGATGTTATAAAGTCTTTAAGCAACGATAATTTATTAAGCAAGTACCCTGAAAATTTGCCAGAATACAGCGGCAAACCAGAGGATTATAAAGAATGGAAAAACGCTTACATAGATAAAATAATAAAAGGTGTACAAGCTTCTTCTAGACAAGGAGTCAAAGAATATGAAGTAAAAAACAACATGCAAAACCCATCAACCTACAGAGGGTACTCTAAACAAGCTCTTCAAGATCGGTTTGACAGCAAAGGCAATATAACTAAAGGAGAAACTGTGTACAAGTATGTGGCTATGCCCAAAGGTGAATTTAGTTATAAAGACGGCAAATACACTTACAAAGACGGTAAACCAGTTTCTAATGTTGTAAAAAGAGAACTAGAAAAAATAGACGCTATTCAGGGAACATCTGGAGCAGCTGCTACTTTTACTCCTGAGAATCCATTTAAACCTGGTTACATGGCTATAAATTTAAAAGACAATACTTACGGAAACAACTTTTTAACGGATCCTATGGAGCTAGCATCAATCGTCGTTACTAAAACAAATAACTAATAAAATACAATATAATGTCAACAAAAAAATACTACGACTCTCAAAATAACGAAGTTGATAATTCTGAATTGTTGGAGTTGTCTGAAATACTAGGCATCTCTACAGAAGCAGCAGCAGAAAGAGAAGGCTATACAACAAATTTTCAAACGGACCCTCTCAAGAAAAACGGTGCAAGTGCAGGGTCGTCAAACACAGCACCGAATGGGGATTTAGGTTCGGTAAATACTTCTTCGGCATCTCAAGGAGATGATCCTTATGCTAAGTACTATGTTACAGCGGAGGACTTAATGAAAGAAGAATCAGAGGTAGCTAATTTTATAAACAAAAGACTTGCTAGACTAGGTATAACGTCTAATGAAGGTACCGCTTTTGGCAGCCTTGACGCTATTAGACTTAGAAAAGCTGAGGACTTTGACACGTCCAACATGAGTATGATTATCCCGGCATTGGGAATATTTCAAGTTTTAGACAGCGTTGCTGTAGGTGAAAATAAAACAATCAAAGAGCTAGAAGAGTCGGCTAAAGAAATAAATAAATATATTAAAGAAAACGGTGAATTAGGGTTTGTAGAAGGAGTAGACGAGGATACTAAGGCTCAGTATAATAAGTTTTCTGAATATATAAAGCCTAATGACATAAGCAATGAAGAGGCTAGCGAAAAAATGAAAGCAGAGTTTGCCAGTTCGTTTAGAGTTATTAAGAGTAAGGAAAAAGACACCACAAACCAAACATCAAGCTATGCCGGCCTTGGGGGATATGTAGAAGAAGGTAGAAAAGCCACCGAAGAAGATTTTGCAAGCAAGAGAGACTTCGATCTTTACAACGAATGGAACGAAACAGGTATTATACGTGACTTTACAGAAGACGAAATTAGAGCGTGGGACGCGGAACGTAAAAATAAACATCGCGCGAAGAAAAGTACTGAATTCGTTAGTGACTTAGGCGCCTTAGACAGAGCTAAGGTTTATGCTTTAGCTTCTAAAGATGAAGAAGATATACTAAACTTCAATAAACAGTATGAAGACTACAATAAAACAGCAAAAAGCTTAGACGAAGCCATAACTAACTTAGAAGAAGATAGAACCCAAGAAAATTACGACATAGCTAAAAGTATTCAAGCTAGTTTCATCAAAGAGCAAGAGGCGTTGCAAGCTACTCAATCAAAAGCTGTTGATAGCGGCTTACTGAATAGAGCAGATACTTTACCCTATGCTTTAGAAGACTTAAGCAAAAACTACAATAGACTTCAGCAGCTTAGATCAGGGGTTAAGTCACTTGGAGCTGATATTGGATTTGGAGTAATACAAATCGTTGACACGATGATTAGTCCAACAAAGCTATTTACTGAAACAACACTTGAGAGAAACCAAAGGATAGAAGATACATACGGTATTGTAGGGCTTGGTAGTGATTTGATTAAAGAAACCGAAGACTATCAAAAAGCTGTACAAGTTGATGAAATTAGAAGCGTTAAAGACGCAGGTAGATGGGTAGCAGGATCTATGCCTAATTTAGTACCTTCTTTAGCTATGGCTTTTACAGGACCAGCAGCTATGCCTTTATTTTTCATGTCAGGATTTGGAGGAAAAGGAATGACTATTGCCATTGATCAGCAAGAAGCATACGGGCGTTTACTTGAAAATAGAAAAATATTAGATGAAAATCCTAATATAGACGGCTTTGAAAAGATGTTTATAGAGCAGCAGATGGAAAAAGATGCTAAGGTAGTAAACATTTCTAACATACAGGCTATCAGTACACAAGTGTTGTACGGCGCAGCTGAAGTTGTGTTTGAAAAAATAGGTACTATGGCTTTGCTAAAAGGAGTAAGTAAAGGCGTTAAGGATTTACCCGGGGTAACAATAAAAGAAGGTTTTTTCTTTGTTGGTAAACAACTAGGTAAAGCTTTCGGTAAAGAAGGCGGATCAGAATTTGCTACTACTTTCGTTCAGAACTTTGGAGATAGATTTATATTAGGAGAAAACAAAAACCTTTTTGAAGGCGGTCTTGAGTCGTTTGCTCAAGGTGCTTTAATGGGAGGGGGGTTTGGCGCTGTCGTAGCGGGCAGAGGCTTTAAGCAAGCATTTGTAAGTGCTTTAGCTACAGAAGCAGAGATGACTGCATTGAAGGATATAACTAATAAACTGAGAGAACTAACCGGAGATAGCTCAATACAAGGGCCATCGTCATTAGACGGTGTTGATATAGACGGCTTATACGAACCTGAAATAGCGTCAGCGATAAGAGACTTGTTAAAAGAAGGTAAAGCTAAAGAGGACGGCGTAATGTTCAAATTAGGAAGTAGTTTGTCTATTGAAAATGCTAAAGCAGTTGATGATATAAACTTAGAAATAACTAAAGCTAATAAAAGATTTGCCCAAGCAGCAGCTAACCCTAATGTAAAAGCCGCTGAGTTAGCAGCGTTAGAAAAGCAAACAAGACAAAAGATAGATAAGCTATATGAAGCTAGGGAAAAAATATTAACCAATGAAAGCAGCATAGCTCAAACAGAGTCGAATGCAGCGTCTCAAGCGGTATATTTTCAAAAAAGCAGCGGTTATAAAATGTACAGCGCTAGAATGCTTGCTGAAAGCTCTGCGGCTATTAACTTAGAGTATTCTAAAATAAGCGAAGAAGAGAAACAGCAAGGATACGACGAAGCTAAGATTGCTCTGCAAAAGAAAAGCAAAGACGGCAAACAGCCAACTGCTGAAGAAATTAAAAAAGAAGCACAAAAAAGGTATAGAGTAAAAGCTTACAAGACAAGAATTAATCAAGGAAGAAAAAACGCACAGAAGTTTGCTGAAGACAATGATTTAGGTATAGAGTTTATAGTGGTAGAAGGAGATAATGCTGGGCAGCAAATGGTTGAAGCCTACGAAACCCACGCTCCAAAGCTGTTGAAACAACCCGTTGCAAAAGGAAGCGATAAAACACTTAAAGAAGCTCTCCTAGACGGAAGTATCGAAGGAAACGCAGTTACAGACAATTTAGTTATTATAAACTTAGAAGCAGCGGCCGAAAAAGGCAGGACAGGAATTTTTGCTCATGAAGTGTTGCATATCTATGCTAAGAAAATAATTGGTAAAGAAAATGCTGATCTTAATGCGGCTGGGAAAGTTTTACTAGATTACCTAGAAAAAAATCAACCAGACTTGTATGCTAAAGTCAAATTTAGAATAGACCAGAGTTACACGGTTAAAGACGCTGAAGGTAAAGAAGTCAAAAGCACCGCTTACTACGAGGAGGCTATGAACGCCATGTCTGACGTGTTAGCTGATGGACAAAAAGTAGATGAAAGCACTATAGATAATATTAGACTATTCGTGAATAAGCTTTTACCTGCGTCTATGGCTTTTAAAAAGACAGAAGGAGAGAGTGTTTACTATTTTGTTAAGGACTTTAATAAGTCTAGTCACTTTGGAGGCAAGACTGTTAAAAACCCTGTAGTAAAAGTAACTACGCCTGAAGAAGACAAAGATAAAACTACAGAAGAATCTAATAAGTTAAGTATTACTGTCGATAGTATCAACGAGCAAATGGACGAGCTAGTTGAAAAGCTTAACGACGATGCTATAGATTTTGACGCCTACAATTCACAGATGGAGTCTTTAGAAGCTAAATTAGAAGCGGCTGAAAAAGGAGAAGTAGTCGAAGAGGTTAAGGTTGAAAAACCTAAGCCAAAAACAGTTAGCACTGCTAAAACAGAAGAAAGAACCAAAGAAAGAAAAGATAAAAAGCAGATTGGAGACGCGTTAAACGACATGATACCTGCTGATATGACTTCAGCTGAATGGACAAATGTAGCTGGTAAGATAATTGTAAAGCTACAAGACGGCATGCTATTTCCTTTAGTTAAGAAAATGGCTGCGCGAATGGGTATTGTCGCTGACAATGTATATGGTAAAACTTTTCAAGAGTTTTATGACGAAGTTATTGGAGTGCAGTTAGTTAAAAACATAATGGGCTTTAAACCAAAAACAGAACAAAACCCTAATGGAAACGACGACTTTGGAGGTTACCTTATTGGTAGCCAGGCAGGTATATCAAATAGGATTAAAGAAGCTTTAATTAAGTTTAAAAAGCAATCTGAATTATCTCAAGCTGATGATATAACTACAGCTAAAGGAATTGCAGCTGAACAAGAAACAGCCCCTACATTAGAAGATAAATCTAAATACAAGAACTTACTACAGCAAAAAGTATTAAGTACTGAAGGTTTGAAACAGGTTAGAAGTAAAATGATTACTATTGTAAGAGTTTTGAAATCTAAACTTGATACCGTTATTTCCAAAAACGCTAGTACTTCGCCTATCATAAACGAGATAAGACTTGCTGCGGGTAAGCAACTAGATCTCACGTTTAAAGAAGAAATGGGAGGTAAGAAAAATCTTCAACTTCGTAATTGGACAATTGAGAATAAACAAGCTATTGTAGAAAACGCAACTACTACATGGTTAATGGGTAAGGACGCCGGATCGAAAGTTCAGGGAGGTTTGCCTATTGCTATTGAAAAGTCTGTAGATGGTAAGTTTCTTCCATATCCTGAATGGGTTGGTAAAAAAATTGACAGAGAGACTACTGAAGGTAGAGGCCAAACTTCAGGTAATCAAATAGTAAGAAGAGCAAAGTCTGCTAATATAAACGATGCAGAATTCGCTGACTTTATTACTAAAGAGAATGGAGCACCTATTCCAGGTAGGAAAGAAGCTCTCGCTAAAATGCTTGCAGAAGAAACCGCGTTTGACTTACTTAAGTTAGACATGGAAACAGACGGGCCTGTATTCGAAGCTTTAAAAGCGAATCAAGAAGCATTAGGAACCGTCATAACTGATGTTGTCAAACAAGAGGTATCTAGACAAATTGAAAGAGGAAATATAAAGCTTAGTATAGGACAGAGCGTAAACGAAGGTGTTGATATACTTGCGGCTAACCAAGGAGATACTAGCTCTTTGACTGTTCAAGCTTGGTTGACAGAGCAAAATGAAGAAGTTAAAAAGTACTGGGACAAATATGTAGTACCAGCGTTCGCAAAGCTTTCAACAGCAGTAAAAAGCGAAATAAATAAAAATTTAAAAGCGTATAAAGATAAATATCCAGAGTTAGCAGCCGCTTACGATGGGTTTGCTACAAATGTTTTAAATGCGAATAATCTTAAGAAAAACGCAAAGGCTACTGCTGATCTTCAAAGCTTTCAAACTGGTTTCTCAAAAGCTATAGGTAACTTACTTAATTCTATACCTCGTTTTAATATACTAGGTAGCAGCACTAGATCTGGTGAATTAAATGAGGAAACACGTAGCAACTTAAAACAAGAACCAAAACTAGGTACGTATAGCAAAAGTATGGCAGCAGGAGTAAGAGCTGCTCTGTCGAATGTTATTGTTTTTAACATGGGTACGAAACCAGTTAATTCATTACTAGATTTTATTACTAGCAACCTAAAAAACGGAGGTTTAAAAATGCTTACCGATTTAAGCAATAGTGCCATAGGTAAACGTATGGCAGCTGCTAAAATTGCTAACGCTGTTTTATTTAAGTTCGTTAATGTATCAGCGCTTGAATCTGTGTTAGACTCTAGTGATGTAGTTAAAGCATATGAAGGATTCTTAAGATGGTTAGAATCGAACAACAATAATAGCACAGGTCTAAAAGGTCTTGGGTTTTTACAAGGTATTGAAGTTACTCCAAATCAAGCGGTATACACGGCAGTAGACGGTAAAAAATACTACTCCAGAGGAGGATTAAAAGTAGTTACTGCTGCTGAACAATCCAGCACAGGAGCGGGACTTGTAGTTAACACTAAGCACACTAACTGGAAAGAAGCCGAAGCTTTCTTAAAGAAAAAAGGGGCTTTTAAGAATCTTAAAAACTTTGCTACAAATAAAAAATACGACAGTATACCTAAAGGAGAAAAATTAGAATTTGTTAAAAATCTAATAATTGCGGAAGCTTTAAAAACAACGTTAGAGCACCAAAAGTCTATGGGTAAAGTAGCTAAACAGTTGCAAGTAGTAGCAGCAGAGGCTACTGTGGAATGGATAAACAGCAAAAAAACCGCAGAGGACAAGAATAGGGTAATGCAAAAGTTTGAACAAAAAGTCGGTCAGATACACTCTGATTTTGGGTTGGTCTTTAATTCTACGTTTATCTCTGTAATGCAGAACGACCAGCTAGGTCAAACAAACGAGCTTGACACAGTTAGACTCGTAGCTGCTCCTCGAAAGCTAACTGACAATATTTTAGATGTAAATACTGGAGAATCATTATTAGCTCCAGCGGTAGTTAAGCTTAAAAAAGAAATTGAGTCAAAGATTATAGACGATATAGCTAAAGCTCAAGAACTGTCTTCTGAAAATACTGTTGGTGGATTATCTATATCTAAAAAACCTGTTGACTTAAGCCTAGAGTTTAATGAAATGATTGCGCGCCAGAAAGGTGTTGCTGTTGATGCGGAATACTCTAAGATTGTAGCTAAAAGAATGGGTGCGAAAATAGGTAAGTATAAGTTTTATTTACCTTCATCAGCTGAAGATTTTAGATTATTAACGGGTTACACGTTTTCTGGTAAAGGAAAACAAGGTACTGCAGACATGAAATGGTTCGAAGACAACTTAATCAGACCATATACAAAAGCCATCGCAGCTATTGACAAAGCGAAGCAAACTACAAAGAATGACTTTAAAGCACTGAACAAGGCTATGCCTGACATGGCTAAAACTATCGGTGATTTAATACCTAGTAAAGATTATACCAATGATCAAGCGGTAAGAGTTTATTTGTGGAACAAAGCAGGATATAACATACCTGGCTTAAACCAAAAGGAAATTGACAAGTTAGTCGCTTACGTAACGGGTAACCCTAGGTTAGCTCTTTATGCAGACGCTTTACTTGCTATTTCTAAAAGTAAAAAATGGTTAAAACCTGGAGAGCACTGGGATGTGCAGACTATTCTTTCTGATATAAACAACCTAACAGAAAAAGGCGGTAGAAAAGCTTACTTAGCTAACTGGATTGAAAATGTTGACGCTATATTTAGTGAAGAAAACATGAACAAGATAGAAGCCTTATATGGTAAGCGGCATAGAGAAGCTTTAGAAGATGCTTTATATAGAATGAAGAATGGTACAAACCGTCCTTCCGGAGCAAACGCTCAGGTTAACAGATGGAATACTTGGTTAAACAACTCTATTGGCTCTATCATGTTCTTTAACAGGAGATCAGCTTTATTGCAGTTATTGTCTACAACTAACTTTTTAAACTGGAGCGATAACAACCCTGTTAATGCAGCAAAGGCTTTTGCAAACCAGAAACAATACTGGGCAGATTTTGCTTACATATTTAACTCTGACAAACTAAAGCAACGTAGAGGAGGTTTAAGAGCTGATGTAAACGAAGCAGAAATTGCTAACGCAGCAGCTAATTCTAAGAACAAAGCTACTGCAGCGTTGAGCTGGTTGTTGAAAAAAGGTTTTACACCTACACAGATTGCGGATAGTTTTGCTATTGCATCTGGTGGTGCAACTTTCTACAGAAACAGAATTAACACTTACGTGTCACAGGGCATGGATGTTAAAGAAGCTGAGAAAAAAGCATGGCTAGACTTTATAGAAACGTCTGACCAAGCTCAGCAATCAGGAGATCCCTCATTAGTATCGATGGAACAAGCTAGTATATTAGGTAGAATGGTTCTTGCGTTTCAGAATACAACTCAACAATATTCAAGGTTAATGAAAAGAAGCGGTCTTGATATAGTTAACAGACGACAAATGCCTGGTACTAAGTCTATGTTCCAGAGTGACGCTGCTAACTTTAGTAAAATTATGTATTACGGAGCTTTGCAAAACTTAATATTTAGTAGTTTGTCTGCCGGACTTTTTGCTTTAATACCAGGTTTTGGAGACAACGAGGACGAAGAAGAAAGAAACAAATCTAAAGAAGAAAAAACGGCAAGAATACTTAATTCGTCTATTGATTCTTTAATAAGGGGTCTGGGTGTAAAAGGTGCTGTTGTAATAACCATTAAGAACGTTATACAAGAATACTTTAAACAAGCAAAAAAGGAGTACAGAGCTGATCATGCTTATACTATCCTTCAAGCTGTTAACTTATCTCCACCTATCGGATCTAAGATTAAAAAGATTTACTCTGCTATTAAAGGTTACCAATATGATAAAGATGTAATAAAAGAAAGAGGTTTAGATCTTACTGCTAATGGTAAATTAAATCTTAGCCCAACATATAGAGTATTGGGTAGTCTGTCCGCAGGAGCTCTTAACTTGCCTTTAGACCGTATATATTCAGAGATCCAGGGTATAGCGGAAATGTTAGACGAAAGAAATACTATTTACCAAAGATTAGCATTGGCTTTAGGGTTTAGATCTTGGGATGTAAACGCTAAAAATGAAGAAGACGACCTAATAAAACTGGAAGCCAAAGACGTAAGAAAGAAAGAAGGAGCTCAAAAAAGTAAGAAAACACGTGAAGATAATAGAGTAGCCCGTGAGCGAAAGCTTAGCGGTATGAGTATACTTGAAAGAACTAATTTCTTAAGAGAAGAAAGAGAACAAAGAAGAAGAAAAAGAAATAAATAATGGATACAAGTATGATAAGTAAGCATGTTTCATTTAAAGAAGGCACAGTTAGTTTTACAGCTTTAAGGTTAGGTATAGATAATACCCCCACTGGTTACCATAGAGCTAATATGGAGGTTCTCGCGGAAAACGTGTTTGAACCTTTACGAAAGTGGGTTGGTAAACCTATTAAGATAAACTCTTTTTATCGAGGACCAGAGTTGAACAAAGCTATCGGCGGAAGTTCTAAATCACAACACTGCGAAGGTAGGGCAATGGATATAGATGATACATATGGTCATAAAACAAATGCTGAAATGTATGAGTACATTAAGGCTAATCTAGATTTTGATCAAATGATATGGGAATTCGGTACAGATGAAAATCCTGCCTGGGTACATGTTTCTTACGTGTCCGAAGATTCTAATAGAAATAGATGCCTGAAAGCATATAAAGAAAACGGTAAAACAAAATACAAAGTAATATAGTTATGACAGCTGAAATCGGTGAAAATACTAAGCTACAAATGAACATAAAAACAATACTAGGTATTTGTTTTGGATTGATGTCTCTTTGTGGTGTTTACTTTACGCTTATAGCAGAAATTCAATCATTACAGGTTAGGCTGATGAGAATAGAAGAGTACGTTAAAATGAACTCAGAGTTTAGAGTTAAATGGCCTAGAGGCGAATTAGGAGCTTTACCAGATGATGCGGAACAAAACATGCGGCTGCAGTACCTAGAAAAGCACCAGGAAAAAGCTTTAGATAACATACAAAGCATTAAACTAAAAGCTAAGGAGATAGAACTTAAAAAATAAAAATATGGGAATACCAATTACTAAAGTAGTACAACAAGGTAGATCTAAAAAAACACCACAGAACCAAGAAGTAACAAAAAACGCAGATGGTAGTGGAGGGCCAATTAGTATTGCTAAGAAAAAAGATGCTTGTTATCGTAAAGCTAAAGCTAAGTATGATGTGTTCCCTTCTGCCTATGCTAGCGGGTATATCGCTAAATGCAGAAAAAGAGGAGGAAATATAAACTAATATAAGATATACCAATGGGATATAAACAAAATCCTTCATCAGCCGTAAAAGTGCGTAAAACCAAAAAAGGTTTAGCTCTTAAGCGCTGGTTTAAGGAAAAATGGACAGATGAGAAAGGTAATGTGTGTGGTTCGGCGGAGAACAAGAACACTAAAAAATGCAGACCTAGTAAAAAGATAAGTGGAGACACTGTAAAGACGTGGAGCGAAATGTCTTCTGCTGAAAAATCTAAAGCTGTAGCAGAAAAAAAACGAGTAGGAATGGGCAAAAGAGCTTCTAATATAACGTAATAATGGTATCACAAGAACTAAAACTATACATAATAAACGGAAGCGCATTGACAGTAACAACATTTACAGAGGTAGAAAGCTGGTTGAAAATAATATTACTAGCTGTCACTATAGGTTACACCATTTCTAAATGGTCAAAGATACAAAAATAAAATATACAATAATTAAAAAAACGCCAGTAATTAATTTTACCGGCGTTTTTTTAATTTAATAGGCTACTATCCATCGCATGCTATACACGATTCATCCATAGCCTTTGCAGCAAGATCTCCTCGTAGTAC